CTCCATGAACGTGTCGAGAAGCTTCAGCTCCTCCATGACTAGTTCGGGAGACCCGAGTCGCCCGTCTCCTTGCCCTTGTCACCGAGCACGCGGCGAGCGAACTCGATCCGCAGCTTGTTCATCTTGGTCCCCTCGCGGTAGATGGCGCCGGCCTCCTTGGAGACCTCCTTCTTCAGCTTGAGGTCTGCGTCCAGCTCCTTCGCCTCCATCAAGGATGCCTGATCGAGCGAGACCTTGGCGATGCGCTCGCGGATGGCCACCTCGTCCATCCCAGCGACGGCGGACTTGTAGTCGTCGTCCAGATCTTCGAACTTGTCCTTCGGGGGGCCCGGCTTTCTTCCTCTTGGCATGTGAGAACTCCTTCAGGGAATTCTCTAGCGAATCTGGACTACTTCTGCTTCGTGACATTGCCCCCGTATGTCTCGTCGTCGACGACCTCGTGACCTGCCGTGTACGGGTGGGGGACCATCTCTGCAAGCTTGGTGGCGTCCAAGACGCCTTTATTGTTGAGGACTTCTACCGCAGCCTCAAAGAATGCCATGACGCGTTGATCGTCAGTATTCAGGTCTTGGGTCATGCCGTCCAGGCGGTGTCGGGTCGGGTACCTGGAGAAGCGCTTGATGGCCTTGTCGCGGATCTCCATGATATCCTGGTAGGTGAACTTCATTGGCACCACTCTAGCGGATCGCCGTCACGTAAGCAAGGAGTTTCTGGATCAATGCTGGAGAATCCTTGAAGTATCCCGCACCTTGGTTGCACCGTGCGCAAAGAAGTCCACGAATACACTTCCCGCATGTTTTCTTTCCGGAACAGCAGGCGTGATCGTGATCCACATGGAAGGCACCGCGTCCACCGGGTTCTGCACTTCCGCAGATTGCGCACCTTCCATCTTGCTTTTCAAATAATTGCCGATACAGCGCAAGTGACGATCCGCGTCGACGCAAGCCCCAGTCGCGATGGTACTCTGTCCGATCCTTCCGTTTTACGCCTCTACACGTCTTGCAGATCGACTGATGGCCATCGAGCCTGCGCCGATCTACATGAAAATCGTCTGGGTCCTTCCAACCCTTACATTGTGAACAATGCTTCACAGGACCTGACTCCTGCCGTTCTTGTACTCGATATGAACCCGTTGGGTGAAGAGACCTTTGGTTTCACTGGCATGGTCGACCACGATAACGAGGCGGTCGTGCGCGTACGTCTGCAGGATCTCCATGCACGTCTTCTTCTCTACCGGACCAAGGCCGTCAAATGACTCGTCCAGGATCAGCCAACCGGGACAGGTCCCAGACCGACGCGCGATGACCGCGCCCACGGCCAAGTCGACCGCCAGCTCAATGGCGGACAGCATGCCGCCAGACGGCCCGTGGGTCACCGTGGCCTTGTGCCCATTGATGGTGACCACTGGCACGATCTCCTGCTTGACCGTTCCCTTCGCGGTCAACTTCTCGGACGTGAACTGCAGCGTGCAGTGCGCGGTATTCGCGATGGAGCCCAGGATGTCATTCGTCTTGCGGCTGATCTCATCCAGCACGTCGTCGAAGTACGCCGCGAGGAACTTCTGGCGCAGCAACTCGAAATCCTGCTCCATCACCAACTGGCCCACCATCGGCGCGCGGGTCGCGTTGATGGCCGCCATCGAGGCGTGGATGCGGTCGATCTCTTTCTGTTGCGCCTGCGCCTGCCCCAGCTCGTAGTTCCGCTGCTGCAGCTCTGCGTTCAGGCCGGAGAGCTTGTCCGTAGCCTCGCGCTCTAGCTGGACCAGGCTCTCGATGCCGGCGAGGACGGCACCTCGCACCTCTTCCGTCTGCTTGCGAACCGCTTCGCGCATGTCCGCCAGCTCAACCTGAGCTTGGGCGACCTGCTGGGCGAGCGCGGCAGTCTCGACCGTGCGCGCGTAACGAACCTTGTGCTCCTCCGTCGCGACGTTCGAGCGGATGCGATCCAACACCCCCTGCATCTTTGGGAGGTTGGGGTCGGGCTCGTAGGTGAGGGCGCCCAGCTCATCCTTCAGTGCGTTCACCTGGTCCTGCACGACAATAAGCTGCTCTAGCTTAGCGTTAAGCGCCGCGAGCTTGTCTTCGTATTCGAGGCGCTTAGTCTCCGACTCCTGCCACTCGCGCTCGCACGTGGGACACTTGTCGGCCTTCAGGGTCTCAAGGTCTGCGAGGACGCCGTCCTTCTGCGCCATGACCCCCTGGGCGGTGCCCAGCTGGAGCGAGAGGCGCTGGACGGTGGTGTTCAGCTCTGCACGCTGGCGCTGCACGGCCAGGTATTTCTCGCGATCGTCCTTCTTCATGCGCTCGAACCGGACGACGCAGTTGGCCTCCAGCTCGCGCTGCTCAATCAGCTCCTTGCTGGGCGGTGCCTCTGGGACTACCACCCTACGGAGGGCGTCCAGTCGGGCGCCCACTGCGTCCACCGTGGGTTGGTAAACAGCAGTGGCGTCCTCCGCGGCCTGGTTAGCCTCGGCTTGGATCTGCGCGATGGAGTGTTGCAACGACGCGCTCTCGTCCCCAGTGAAGGAGACCAGAGCCCTGACGTCGTCGACGATCTTCTGCGCGGCTGGTACGTCAGGCTTGCCGACCAAACCCAGGCGCATGACCAGGTCGTCGTAGCGCGCAGCCAGCAACGCCAGCTCCGCCTCCAGTCGCTTGATGTTCGCCTCGCCCTGGAGCGCCGCGATCTCGAACTCGGTGAGCTTCAGGACCTTGGTTAGGAATTCCTTCTTCTCCGCGTCCGTCTTGCTCAGGAACAGGCCCGGCTTGCGCTGACCGCGATAGGTGAGCGCTGAGCGGAACTCGGCGTCCAGGCCGAACAACTGGTCCAGCTTCTCTTCCTTCTGCTTCGCTGAGCCTGGGAATGGGATGCCGTCGATCGAGAGCTGGAAGCGCTTCCCGCGCGTGACCTCGACCTCGTGGCCGTCAATCTCGTACACCGCGGTCACGCTCGGCGCCGTATCGACGTCCCAGTTCTGCAGCGCGGTCAGCGGAACCTTGCACGTGCCGAACGGGTAGTTCAGGGCGTGGATGAACGTAGACTTGCCAGAACCAGAGGACCCACCGGTCTCCAGGTTCGTGCCGTCGAGGAGCAGAAGCCCGGTCTCGGGTAGGTCTTGCTCGAATTTGTCGATGAATGACCCGAAGGCGACGCCCGAGATCGACTTGAGTCGGGGAGCGTTCACTTCGTCATCTTCGTGTGGTCGGCAGCTCGCTGCGTACTCAGCTCTTCAGCGTCCTTGAGCCGCTCCACCGCGCGGCGCATGAGTCCGTTGTCGAGCGTCTCCTTGACGAGGGTCGTGGGCGGCTGCGCCCTGCGGTTCATGAAGTACTCCTCGCACTTGGGGCAGTACTTGATCTTCTTCAGCTCGTCGTTGCTCAGCTTCGAGAGCGGCGCACGAGCCATGCGCTTTTGCGCGTGCCCGCACTGGTCGCAGACCATGTTGTAGCTGGGCATTGCACGCTCAGATCCGCTCGTCGGCTGGATTATAGTTCGCGTTGCGGACCCAGTCAGCGGTCGCCTTCGCCTCCGACCGCTCCAGCTCGCCGTCACGCTTGAACACCACGCAACCGCCGAGAGTGCCGATCTGAGACGCGCTCGAAATTGCGTTGCGCACAGCCTCCAGCACCGCGGGGGTGCTGTCGAGGAGCCCACCTTCGTACGGATCGACGTGCTTCTGCTCCAGGAAGTCATACGTGACCGGAGTGCCGGCCTTGATGCCTTCCAGGATCGGAGAAAGGACCTGCGCCACCTCGTCTGACTCCAGGACGAACCCGGAGTTTTCCAGCAAACGGAGGAAGGGGGTCTGGAACGCGGGGCGCAGGATTTTATCGTTGAAGGCGTTCTCGGGCAACACGTCGGTGCCGCAGAGACGCAGGAGGGTCCAAGCTCCGCCAGGGAGCACGCCGTGCTTGATTGCGCCTCGGACCGCGCAGACCGCGTCCTCAGCTCGGTCGCGCTTCTCCTTGCGCTCGCCGTTGGAAGGACCGCCGACCTCCAGTCGCGCGATGCCACCCGAAAGCTTCGCCAGGCGCTCCTCCAGGTAGGACTTGTCGAGGAGCGAGTCGGGGTTCTGCAGCATGGTCGACACCTCGTCCATGCGGGCCTGGAGCACGAACTCGTCGGCCCAGCCCATGACGGTGCTGCGGAAGCGGTTGACCTCGAACGACTCGCAGCCTACGCCCATGTCTTGGAGCGTGGCGGACACGAGGGGTTTGTTCAGCACGTCGCAGATCTTGGCGCCGGTCACGGCAGCCAGGTCCAGCAGGAACTCGAACTGCGCCCCGGCCTGGGGCGAGTTGTTCGGCACGACCAGCGGGTATACGTTGATCGACTGCGTGCCCTGGAAGTTCGACGCGAGGGACGCGAGGACGGTGTCGGAGAACCCGATGGCGCAGATGACCACGTTGTACGGGAACGGGCGGTCGAGGCCGAAGTTGCCGGGGCGCTCGAAGGCCTCGGTCACCTGGGACATCAGCGGTACCAGCTGCATGATGTCGTTGATCTTGCCGTGGTAGAGCAGGAACGCGGGGCGCTCCATGACGACCATCTGGCGCCCGTTGTCGTTGATGAACTTCGGGTAGAACTTGCCGCAGCTCTCGTCGTAGCCGATGGCGATGGGGTAGCCCTTGACCTCGTCGGTCTTGTAGCCAGACGGACCGACCTTCTCGACGATGGTCACGTTGCCCTGGTCGCCGCAGATGTCGAAGCACTCCATGACCGCGTCGGCCAGCTCCTGGTCACCGTTGCCGGAGACTCGGGCGACCGCGCGCAGGAGTTCGAGGTCCTTCTCCTGGTCGACCGTACGCGAGAACCGCCTGATGGACGGCTCGATGTGGTCGCGGAAGGTGCGCTCCAAGTGGCGAACGATGCGCTGGGGGGAGACGCGCTTGTTCGTCTTGCAGTACTCCTTCATGAGCCGCACGATGGCCTCGGACAAGATCGCCGCTGTCGTCGTTCCGTCACCGGCCTCGCTCGCTGTGCGAGCCGAGGCGTCGCGGGACAGCTCCATCACGCAGTGGGCGATGGAGTTGTCCAGGCCGAGGGCCTTGAACACGGTCACGCCGTCCTTGGTCAAGTAGGGCGGGAGGTCGTGCTCGAAGCGCTCGATGAGGACGGGCTTCCCGCCCGGCCCCAGCGTCCCACCGACGACGGACGAGATCGTCCTCATGGTCTTCAGCACGATGTTGTCGAGAGTGTCTCCGCTGACCTCGACGTACTTGCCGACAGACTTGACCTTGGCGTACTCCATACCCAATATCTAGCGAATCTACTCGACCTTGGACGTGACCTTCGGCATCATCAGCGGGAAGGCCGCCTTCGCCCACGGTGGAATCTCGTCCTTGGCCAGCGCCGTCCACTTCGTGTCACCCTTGCTCATCCGCCCAATCGTGTACTTCGGGGCGTACTGACCGCGCGAGAAGAACGCGACCATGGTGTAGGCTGTGCGAGTCCCGCCACCGTCGCGGGACTTGAGGAATCGAATGAAGGTCGGTTGTCCTGACCCAACCGCACGCAGGACGTGTATGGGGACCCTGTCCTCGTCCACATTGTGCGGCTGGCCGAGGGCGACGATCCAGGTGGCATTCTTCGAGACGTTCGACGAGCCGTAGATGTCGTCGATGTCCGGCAAAATCGCGCGTTCCCTCTTGGGTCCGTCGCTCTTGCGAACGTGCGCTGCCAGAACGACCGGCCGGTCAATGGCGAGATTGATATCGCGGATGCGCTGGATGATGTCCGTGAGGGCCTGGGTCTCGCTCTTCTTGTCGCCGAGGTCGATGTAGTGCAGGTGGTCGACCAAGATCGCGTCGACGTCACGAGCGACCGCGAAGATGTCTCGCTCCAGCTGCTCTACGCCGTACTTCGACGTCTGCTTGTACGTGATGTTCACGTTCGCTAGCACGGCTTTGATCTCGGTCGGCTCGGGTTCGTACGCCTCCAGGTCGGGTCGGAGCCCGCGGCACCACTCGACGTAGTCGACCGGGGTCGTCTGACCTGCGTTGTAGTAGTTCTCCAACAGCTTCGCGAAGCGGATGCGCGTCTCGACCTCGGCCTTACCAGCTTCGAGGGCGAAGAGCTTCACCTTCTTCCCCTGCAGGGCCATGTTGTAGGCCATGAGGGCCATGAGTTGAGACTTGCCGTAGCCCGTGACTGACGTGATCACCATCAGGTCGTCGGGCTTGAGTCCGCACGTCGCCTCGTCAAGGAATCGGATGCCCGTGTACAGCAACCGAGGAGGTGTGTTGTAGACGCGCTCGATGCCGATGTCGTACCACTCAGAGCCCGAGCGGGCTTGAGCTGAGAGGCCGAGAGAGGACATGTGGTCGATCCTAGCCAACCCCTGACGGACGACCTCGATCGCCTCCTCGACCTGCTGCTTGTTGTACGACACCTCGGCCGTCTGTAGGGCGTCAACGAACATCGCGGAGGTCTTCAGGGTGACGAGGTCTTGGTAGACCACGTCCATACCGATTCCTTCGGCCTGCTTCAGGGCTCGGTCGACTGCCTTCATCGTCGCCTCGACGACCTTAGCCTCCTCCCGACGAAGCTCACCCGAGCGGACCTCGGCCAGGGTGGGGTATCGGTGATTCTTCTTCCAGAACTTGTCGACGAAGGCGTAGATGCGCTGATCGTTGGCGTCGTAGAAGAGCTTGTCGGTGTACCCGAGATAGGCCGTGGCGTCGTAGACGCGTTGGTTGTTCAGGAGGTGACCCAGTAGGGCGTGTTGCTGCTCGGTCGAGAAGGTGACGGGTGCGTTTGCCATTGGTTAGTATCCCGTCCCAAAGGAGTGCGTTTGCATTGGTTAGTATCCCATCGCTGCGAGGGCTTTTTGTCGATCCATGGGTTCCTTTTCCACTTCGACTTCAGGCGATTCTTGGTCCTTCCACTTCGACTCATCCAGGAACGTGCAGAGGACCCCGAGGTACTTGCGCTCGTCGCGCTGCTTCGAATCTTCCACCGCCCAGCCCAGACCCTGCCAGAAGCGAGGCCAGTTCTTGAAGTCGATCTTGGCGTGGAACTTCTTCTTGGCTGCGACCAGGTTCTCACCTCCGGGGAACTTCCCAGCCTCAGCCCACTTGCGCTTGACCATCTCCCAGCACCTCTCCCGGTCGAACTCAGGAGCTTGCGGCTGGGGTCCAGAGACCCCAGCCCCACTCTCGTCTGTAAGAACGAGAGAAGGTACGTACCCTCCCTCGAATGAGATGGGGTTGACGTCAGGTAGATCTTCAAGATCAGCCTGATTTTCAGGAAGCTCACCGTTAGGCCCTGGTCTGGAGCTTGCGGGCTCCCTAGGATACGGTTTTTGGTACCTGGACCAGCTCTTGATTTGGACGTAGGACTTACCACCGACCTGGTAGCGGGTAATGAAGCCCAAACGTTGAAATTCGTTAAACATCTCGTCTAGATCGACCTCGGGATTGTCCGGCAACATCTCCATGCGGAGAGAGGCTGGTTTATCGTCCAGTCGGCCCTCTCGATCAGCGTAACAAGGCAAGTAGGCCCAGACCAATCGGCCCTGCCAAGACAGTCCGACCACGTCCTCGTCCGTCAGAGACTTGGCGTTCAGGTTCCTAATTTTCGTGCTCATCGCCCTCCACCTTGACATTTAGCGAATCTTGAAGATCTCTAAGATTCCTGCGATGCGTCGCGTGTTGTAGTGGCGCTTACAGATTCGCTAGAAATAGGATGGAAAATGCTGCGCCTCGCCACTCCCACCGTCATGCACCTGGACGGGTACCAGGATCGACGAGCCCAGGTCGAGAAATTCTTGACTTTCACCGACAAGAAGGTCGACTTCGAGTACCAGAAGTTCAAGAAGGCCGGCCACTGGTACCTGAAGAGCCACACCCAGGAGGAGTACGACGCCCGGCTCGAAGAGCTGCGCTCCTCCCGCAAGCGCTGCATCCTGTTCGAGGACAAGGGTCAGCTCTGGACCTACTCCGGGCTCGCCACCACGTTCGAGGAGGAGTTCGGGGACACCGCGATCACCGAGTACGTCCTGCCTGAGCCGGACCTGATTCCTTGGGCGAATATCCCGAAGCATGAGCCGAGGTACTACCAGCTCGAAGCAGAGGACGCCCTGATCGAGGCCTCGGCGTTCGGTCCAGCAGGCGTTGAGATTGGGACTGGGCTCGGGAAGAGCTTCATCATCGAGCGACTCCTGAAGCGCCTCGCGCTCCGCTCCGTCGTGATGTCGCCCTCGCTGAACATCGCGAACCAGATCTACGACGCCATGGTCGAGCACTTTGGCAAGGCCAAGGTCGGGTTCTACGGTGACGGCAAGAAGGAGCTGGGAAAGCTCTTCACGGTCGCCATCGGTGCCTCGCTCCGGAACATCGAGTTCGGGTCGGAGGCCTGGGACTACTTCTCCGAGGCCCCGGTGTTCGTCGCCGACGAGAGTCACATGTGCCCGGCCGACACCCTGCAGTGGGTCTGCTTCGGGCTGTGCGCCGCCGCGCCCTACCGGTTCTTCTTCTCGGGCACGCAGATGCGCCAGGACGGGCTCGACCTGGTCCTGAAGGGCATCGTCGGCAAGATCGTGTACCGCATGTCGGTGCAGGAGGGCGTCGACCGCGGCTTCCTCGCCAAGCCGGTGTTCAAGATGTGCTGGGTGGACTCGAACGTGAAGGACCGCGACGGGAACCTGCGCTACCACTCCGACGCGAACAAGATGACCCGGATGCACATGTACTACAACTCGGACGTCAACGCGAAGGCGGCTGAGATCGTGAACAAGGCGGTCAGCCTCATGGAGCGCCCGACGGTCATCCTGATCGACGAGTACGAGCAGTTCCAGCACCTGCTGCCGCTGCTGCGCTATGAGGCGCGGTTCGCGCACGGGCCGCTCGACAAGAAGACCAAGCAGCTCGTTCCGAAGGAGCACTGGGACAGTGACCCGACGGAGTTGGTCGAGCAGTTCAACAACGGGGACTTCCCGATCTTGGTTGGTACGTCCTGCATCGCGACCGGTACCGACATCCAGCGCGTGAAGATGCTCGTCAACCTCCGCGGCGGCATGTCCGAGGTCGAGATCCGCCAGGCCGTGGGTCGCACGACGCGCCTCTTCCCCGGCAAGGAAGACTGTATCTACGTCGACTTCGGGATCAAGAACATCGACGTCCTCAAGCGACACTCCGAGCGTCGTTGCGAGATCCTTCGGGAAATTTATCCCAGTTTCCAGGAGATGAACCTGTGATCAACGAGAATAACGAGCACTTCAAGGCCTTTGCCGCGCAGCTGCAGCAGCTAATCGCGCGCTACGGTGAGGTCGCGCCAGAGGCGTGGGACGCCTACCAGCGCGATCAGGTCGAGACCCTCATCGATCTGGAGAAGAAGTGGCGTCAGGCAGTCGTCAAGCATCGCTTCGGGGCTTGGGTGTACAAGCGCTTCGTGCGCTTCATCTCGGGCGAGAAGAAGAATATCCTTGCCGCGCGCCCGTACTTCCGAGAGCGCCAGGGCGTGTTTGCGAAGCAGATCTCGAAGGCCCTCAAGAAGGGCGAGCTGGGTGTCCCGGCGCTCTACAAGTTCGCGATCAACTACCAGTTCATCCTGTTCGTGATGAAGCAGCGCGACTGGGGTGCGAAGTCGCCCATCACGCAGCTGTCCGAGCAGATCGGGAAGCTCCGCAAGGACATCGTGTCTGTCAACTTGCCGCTCGGCATCGCCCGCGCGCGTGTGTTCTACTCGCGCACGCCGAAGTCCCACCTCTCGTACATGGACGAGATCCAGATCGCGGCCGAGGGCATGATGTCGGGCGTGGACAAGTACTCGCCCGGCAAGAGCGGCACCGTCGATGCGAAGGTGTTCCGCTCCACGATCATCGGTCGCATCTCTGGCAACCACATCGAGGAGTACTCGGAGACGCTGATCCACTTCTTCCCTGTCGACAAGCGCAAGATCTACCGCGCCAACAAGCTCATCCGTCACTTCGCTGGTGCCGTCGACCACGAGAAGCTGGCTGAGCAGGTGAACGAGGGACCCGCGAAGAAGAAGGGCGTGGAGGGTACCGAGGTCGAGGACGAGATTGTCTCGCACAAGACCACCGCCTCCGAGATCGCAGACTTGATGGCTGCAGCGTCGACCGTGTCGGCCGACAGCTCGCTGCCTACTGACCCGGACGCGCCCGAGCCCGTCACGCGCTTCGCAGCGCCCGAGTCCACCCGACCTGACGTGCAGGTGGAGAATCGCGCCGCACTGGTGCTGATGTCGCAGGCCGAGGCGGAACTGACTCTGTTCGAGAAGAAACTGTTGAGGTTGAAAGGCCTCAGGCTGGACGAGATTCGAGGATGATATGATTTACGGATTCGAGAAGTACGTAGCGTGCGAACCCTACAAGGACGGGGCCATCGAGATCAGGTCCCAGGGGACAGGTGAGCGCAAGTTCAACTTCATGGTGAGCAAGAACTTGCTCGTGCCGCTGAAGGTCGTGTACCCCAACGTGGGGGCGCACATCTGGCCGGGGAACTTCGTGTTCCTCAAGCACTCAGATCTCATCTCCGCGGCCGACTGGTCGAAGCCAATCGACGTCGAGTTGTCGAACGGTGAGACCCGCAACGTAGTGATTGTCCCGCTGGACAAGATCTATCTGGTGGAGCGCGACGTCCCGCCCGAGGTCAGGTGAGCTGGAAGGTACTCTTCGTTGGGGATGTTCACGCTACCCCGGAGGAGCTTGGTGACTGCACCAAGCTCTTCGAGCTGATCGAGCGGGTCGCCCTCGAACGGCAGGTGGATGAGGTGTGCCTGCTCGGCGACTCGTACCACACGCACCAGGTTATCCGCGCGGAGGTGATGCACTTCTACCGGACGTGGTTCAAGCGCTGGAAGCCACTGCCGTTCTTGGTCAGGACTCTCGTCGGCAACCACGACTACGCAGGCGAGGGCAACCTCGTCAACGCGATGGAGATTCACGAGGAGCAGGTCGAGGTAGTCGACCGTCCCGTGAACCTGGCCGGTCGCGTGTATGTGCCGTACTATGCGGACCGCGAGAAGTTCGTGGCGGACCTCAACGCCGTGGGTGGGCTCGTGGAGGGCCAGACCCTCATCTGCCACCAAACTTTCCACGGCGCGCTATACGAGAACGGGTTCAGCGCGGAGGACGGTGTGGACGCTGGGTTGCTGCCGCAGAAGGAGATTGTCTCCGGTCACATCCACGCGCCGCAGACCTTCGGCAAGGTCACGTACCTGGGCGCGCCTAGGTGGAGGATCTTAACGGACGCGAACGTCGACCGGGCCATCTGGCTCTACGAGTTCGACGACCTCGGTCACGTGTTGAGCAAGACGTCGTTCGACACCGGAGGCGTCTGTCGGCGCATCCATCACCGCGAGCTGAAGCCAGGCGGGCCCCTGCTGCCGAAGTACCTCAACCCAAAGGACGAGTGGCGCATCGATATCTACGGCCCGCAGCCCTTCATTGACCAGAACGAGCCGCTGCTCCGTGCTGGCGGCATCAGGGTCCGTACGTTCTGCACCGACCGCCCGAACGCCAAGGTGAGCGAGTCGGTCGGTCTCGGTCAAGCATTCCGCACATTCCTGGACGGGTTTACCGTGCGTCACGGGACCCCAAAGCACGAACTCCTGACCATGGCGCAAGCGAGGCTGCATGTCTGACACGACAATCTGGAACCAGCTCATGATTCTGAAGTCCCTGACCTTCGAGGCCGGTACTCTGCATGACGCTCAGATTTTCCAGCTGAAGGTATGGGCGAAGCTCATGTTCGACGAGGCAGAGGAGACCACGATCAACGTGGCCGTTCAGACCCGCTGGGTGGTCGAGTTCGCCGTTAAGGCCTCCGCTGACTGGAAGATGCCGAGGGAGGATTTGCTCCGCGGACTCTCCAATTCCGTGAAGGATTTGCTCGGCGATTACTTCACCGTGAAGGTCCTCTTGAACGGGACCGCAATCTTCGAGGATAAGGGAAAACCCAAGAAGAAGAGGAACTTGCGAGCCACGATGAAGAGGTTGAAGGATGCCGACAAAGGCGCTACAAAAGACTAGCACCAAAGAGGTCGATCTCGCCACCGCCCTCACCGCTCTGAACGAGCGTGAGCTGAACGCCTACAAGCACTTCGTGAACTCGGGCCAGAAGCCCATCGCGGAGGACAAGGCCGACGAGCTGTTTAAGCTCTACATGCGTGGGCAGACCACGTTGGAGATCCAGCGGCTTTTCCCGCAGTACAGCCACTCTCAGGTTGTTGCGTCGCGCGTGATGGCGGCGTGGGACGAGCGCAAGGAGATCGAGGTCAGGAACCTACAGACTGAGGTGCCGACAAAGGTCGAGACGACCTCGCTGGAGACGCAGGAGTTCTTGTCGAACCTCCTGCACGCCTCGCATAAGAGGTTCAACGACGCCCTCAAGCGCTACATCGCCACGGGCGACGTCAAGGCCTTGGAGGAGGCCGGTGTACCACTCCCCACCTCGTTCAAGGAGCTGAGTGCCGTCATCGACATGTACATGAAGATCTCGGGTACCGACTCGAAAAAGGTCGACGTGCGCGTGCAGGGTGGCGTAGTCCACGCCCACACGAAGGTGAAGCCCGAGGAGGCCGAGGCGGTCATGGACGAGTTGCTCGGAGACGTTCAGGACGCAGAGTTCACCGACGTCACGCCCGAGAACTCGACGGCGCTCGTCCCGATGATCCCTGACTCGCGCACGCCCGAGGAGATGGTTGCGTACCTCGTAAAGGGCGGCATGCCGCAGTCGCGCGCCGAACAAGTCGTAAGGCAGATGAAGAAAAATGATTGAGGATAGGGATTCAAGAGAGAGTCGCGAGGCCGCGAAGAGGAAGATCCTCTTCGTGCCGTGCAGGACCAAGGAGGCCCTGCACAAGTGGATCCGTCTGTTCATCGGACTCGACATCCCCGACTGCATCGTTGACCCGGAGAGCACCTCGTCGCCCATGGACATGGTGTGGGAGTGCTACGACAAGGCGCTACGCAACGACGACAAGAGCTTCGCGCGCGTGCTCTACTACGCTTCGCGCGACTCATTCAAGACCCTATGCGCCGCCATCCTGGAGGTCCTCGCCGTTGTCCATCTGCAGCGCGACGTAGCGCATATGGCCGCCATCGAGGCGCAGTCGCGCAAGAGCCAGCAGTACGTCAAGCAGTTTTTCACCAAGCCAGGTCTCCGCGATTTCGTCTCGCAGGACAACCTGACGGAGATCTGGGTCACCCGCTTCCAGCACATGTATACGGGCGACAACATCACCGAGGGCCAGTACCGCGCTCTGGGGGTCGAGGACCGCGACAACTACGAGGAGGTGCGCCACTACATCCACATCGTCATCTGCACGATGGCGGGCGCGAACTCGGAGCACGTGCCGTTCTTCGTTGTCGACGAGGTCGACGTTGTGCGCGACCCGAAGGCGTATGAGGAGGCGAAGATGATCCCGGCGCCCCGAGACGGCATGCAGCCCATCACGCTGCTCACGTCCACGCGCAAGATCTCCACAGGCCTCGTTCAGAAGGAGATCGACAACGAGTTCGACCCCAGGACCGGCAAGCGCAAGCTGCACATTCGTCATTGGAACCTTATCGACGTCACCCAAGCCTGCCCGCCCACCCGGCACCTGCCCGAAGAGGGCAAGATCCCCATCTACGTTGACGCCAACCAGTTGCGCGCGATTCCGGAGGTGGACTACGAGGCCCTCAGCGCGGTTGAGCAGTCGAAGTACGTCAAGGAGGAGGGCTACACCGGCTGCCTCAAGAACTGCCTGATCTTCTCCGCGTGCCACGGAAACCTCGCCACCAGGCAAAAGTCGAAGTCGCCGCTGCTCAAGGACATCGAGCACGTCACGAACCAGCTGACGACGGTCTCCATCCCAACTGCCATCGCGCAGCTGCTGTGCAAGAAGCCCTCGACCGAGGGCCTCGTCTATCCGAACTTCGAGCGCGACCTGCACGTCGTCACGGCCGCCGAGATGGCGGAGATGATCCTCGGCCATCCCGTCAGCCAGAGCTTCACGAAGAGGGAGCTGATCGAGCTGATGCGCTACAAGGGCCTGCTCTGCTACGCGGGCATGGACTTCGGCTACTCCCACAACTTCGCAGTCGTCACGTTCTTCGTGGACGGCTACCGCGCCTTTGTGGTCGACGTCATTGCTGAGCCCGAGCTGCTGCCTGACCAGCAGGTCCAGGTTTGCACCGCGCGCATCAAGGAGTGGGAGCCGACCATCTTCGCCGACCCCGAGAACCGCCAGATGCGGGACACGTTCCGCAAGTCGGGGTTCCGCATGCGGGAGTGGCAGAAGCAGGCCGGTTCGGTCGTGGGGGGCATCAACCTCGTCCACCTCCGCCTCCGCCCACCCATGTCAGAGCCCCTGATGTTCTTCCTGGGCGGTGACCCAGGCGTGGACCTGCTCTGCCGTCGCCTCTCCAAGTACCACTGGGTCCAGGACCAGGCTGGCCGCATCACCGACCGACCCTCGGACGAGGAGGACGACGAGTGCGACGCCCTCAGGTACGGGATTATGAACGTCTTCGCGGCCGACAAGGGTCGGGTCCTGGCGGTTGGGGGAGGCACCTCAGACTTGAAGCAGGAGGAGGTCCAGGGCTACACCGTAGAGAGCTGGATGTCCAAGGTCATCGAGGAGTCGGGCGGTCACTCCGAGGGGAGTACGGGCTCGCAGGGCCGTCGTGGCCGTTTTAAGTGGTCGATTTAAGGGTCGCAATCTAATTGAGGTGCAAGTCCACCACGTAACCAACATCGATCCCATGGGTCGGGTCGCTGACTGTTCGGTTTGCGGTTCTGTCCAGGTTCGGGTAGGTGGCAAGCATCGAGACGGGCGCCAGCGCTGGAGATGCGGAGTGAGTCTGCACGCTCAGGAGGCGCGCCGACGCCGTCGAGCTTCGTACAAGAAGTACCAGCGGAACTACCAGCTTGAGTATCAGCGTCAGAACCCGGAAAAATATCGGGCGAACGCTAGGCGCTCACAGCTGAAGCGATACGGTCTCACCGAGGCGGATTACGCCAAAATGGTGGAGGACCGAAACGGGAAGTGTGACCTTTGCAGGGACGCACCTTCCGTCCTGTACGTGGACCACGACCATAAGTCGGGCAAGGTCCGTGGCCTGCTGTGTAACCGATGTAATTTGGCTCTTGGTCTTTTTCTTGATCGTCCAGAGGTTGGCGCCAGGGTGGCGGCCTATCTCGGCGGCAATCTTTTGTAGGAGAATTCCCATGGATTCGTTTCTCAGCTTTGTGATGCGCGCGGTCGGGTTCGACGACCTGCCCCCTACCAGCAATCCGACCCGAAAGGGCATCGACCAGAAGCTGTCGCTTCAGAACATCCCTGTCGACAACGACCAGACCCAGGAGTTCCACCTGGACCCTGCTGGATCGGTGACGGTCGTGGACGGTCTGCGCACCATCAGTGTGGACGCCTCCACGGCATTCGACCTTACCGCGATCGATGCCATCACGTACCGGCTCACTTGGACTGGTGCCGGCGCCGCCCCCGTGTTTCGCACGGACCGTGCAATCAACCTGACCGGCCGCACGCTGGACCTGGTCGTGAACTCCAACCTCAGCCTCACGATCACCGCTGACGGCGGTACGCCCTTCTCGGCCGTGGTTGCCGGAGACGTGCTGTTCATCCCGGGCATCTCGACCGGTGACGACGCGGGGCCCTTCAACGATCTGAACACTGGCTTCTGGACGGTCCTCACGTCCTCCAGCACGGTAATGACGGTCGCGCGCGACGCGAGCATTTACCCCGTGTTCAGCGGCATCAGCGAGGCGGACATCGCCAGCATCGCCGCCGACGAGTTCATGGTCTTCACGTCTGCGGGCGTTCAGGTCGGCGACACCGTCGATCTGTCGGACGGGTTCGCGCTGGCCACTCTCCGATCGTTCGACATCACCGCGGTCACTCCGGGGTGGGTCCAGTTCCAGTCCACTGCGCCGCTCGGCGAGGAGTCAGACATCGTCCCCGGCACTGCCGGCATTACGGTCTACACGAACCGTAAGCGCTTCGTCTTGATCATGACCGACCAGGAGGTCGCCGTGCAGTACAACGGCGTTACCGGTACCGAGAACCGCATCGAGCCCCTGCTCGCGGGGACCCTCGGGTTCGAGGGCTGGGAGACCAAGTTCGGTACCGTCTGGAAGCTCGTGCTCGTGAACCGCTCCAGCGCGCGCGCCAAGATCACTGTCGCGAGCGCGGAGTAACCAGTGGCCCGCAAGTCCACTATCTCCTCCATCTTCTCTGACTCCTTCGAACTTCCGAAGAAGTCGGTGCAGGTGAAGTTCTCCATGGACCAGGCTCCGGTGGAGAAGTCTGAGGACACCGGTCCGCCCTCGCTGGCGAAGAGCCTGCTGAATCTGTTGAACGGTCCGAAGGACTCGGTCGAACGCTTGGCGTTCGAGACCGACCCGATGATCGTCAACCAGTACCAGTCGGTCTACCGCGCTAAGCTCAAGCTCCTGCCAGACTCGCTGCTCAAGCGGCTCGGTATTCAGGACGATCTCGTTGCGGCCATCGTGCGCGCGCGTGAGACTCAGATGGCCACGTTCGGTCGTCCTCGTTACGACCGCTTCGGGACTGGCTACCAGATCGCCGTCAACCCGGGCGTTTACAAGCGTCTGACTGAAGAGCAGAAGCTGGAACTGGACACCCGTATCCAGGAGGCCAACCAGAAGTTCTGGACTTGCGGTGACACTGACGGCGTGTCGAAGAGCGACCGCATGTCGTTCTCGCAGTGGCTGCAGATGTCGACGCGTAACGCGGTCCTCCTGGGACGCATCGCGACGGAAATCGTCTACTCGAACAAGCTCGAAGGGCAGAAGGTGTTCCACCACTTCCGCCCGGTTGACGCTGGCACGATCTACAAGGCAACGCCGCAGAAGAGCGCAGCGGACTCGGTCCGTGAGAACGCCGTGCGCATGCTGAAGCAGATCAAGGGCTACGACGAGACCAAGAAGGAGTCTGGCATCGACGAGGCGAAGTTCGCCGACGACGCGTACGCCTGGATTCAAGTCATCGACTCGCGCCCAGTGCAGGCGTTTACAGACGACGAGATGCGTGTCCACAACTTCTATCCGGTCGTCGACGTCGAGCTGGACGGGTACCCCGTCACGCCGCTCGACACGATGATCAGCGCGGTGACGACGCACATCAATATCACCACGCACAACAAGATCTACTTCCAGACGGGTCGCGCAGCTCGTGGCATGCTTATCTTCAAGTCGGACGATGTGGACGAGAGCACGCTCCAGCGTGTGAAGCAGCAGTTCAACGCGAGCATCAACTCCGTGAACAACGCGTGGCGCATGCCCGTGTTCGCGGTCGGCACGAACGACGAGATCACGTGGGAGTCCATCGACAACTCCTCGCGCGATGCCGAGTTCCAGTACCTGACCGACATGAACGCGCGCGTGATTCTGTCCGCGTTCCAGATGTCGCCCGACGAGCTGCCCGGCTGGGCCTATCTCTCGCGCGGCACGAACAACCAGTCGTTGTCCGAGTCGAACAACGAGTACCGCCTCGAAGCGGCCCGCGACCAGGGCATCCGCCCGCTCATCACTCAGTTCGAGGAATTCATCAACGCGGTCATCTTCCCGCTGATCGACCCGAACCTCGCCAAGCTCTGCCGCCTGAGGCTCATCGGTCTCGACGCTCTCACCCAAGAGAAGGAAGCGGTCCAGCAGCAGACTGAGATGCCGATCCACCTGACGCCGAACGACGTCATGC